AGCACCACCGACTCGGTGCCGCCGGTGGCCGCGACGACCAACATTCACCAGTAGAGGGATGACCATGTCCAACGGACTGCCGGTTTCGCGGCTGATCAACGTCACCATCAACATGTCGCCTCTGGCGGCTCAGGGCGCCAACCTGAACACGGCGCTGATCCTGGGCGCGTCTGTGGTGATCGACACCAACGAGCGCATGCGGTCGTACGGCACCATTGATGCCGTCGGCAGCGACTTCGGCAACACCGCGCCGGAATATCTGGCTGCGCTGCTGTACTTCCAGCAGACGCCCCAGCCCTCGCAGCTCAACATCGGCCGCTGGGCGAAGACGGCCACGGCCGGTTCGTTGCGTGGCGCGGCGCTGTCCACAGCCCAGAAGGACATCACGGTGTGGAAGGCTGTCACGGCCGGCTCGTTCAAGGTGACGATCGACGCCACTGTGAAGACGCTGTCCGCGCTGGATTTCTCGGGTGTTACGAACCTGAACGGCGTGGCCACGATCATCCAGACGGCGCTGGCCGGTGCCACGTGCGTCTGGAACGGCACGCAGTTCGTGATCACCTCGCCGACCAGCGGCACCAACTCGAAAGTCAGCTACGCCACGCCCACCGGCTCGGGCACTGACATCTCGACGATGCTCGGCATGACCAGCGCGCTGGCGTCGGCGCCCGTCGACGGTATCGTCGCCGAAGCGCCGGACACGTGCGTGAACATCTTCCTGGACCGCTTTGCGAACAAGTTCCTGGGCGTCCAGTTCGCCGATACGTCGCTGACCAACGACCAACACGTGGCCGTGGCCGATCTGATCGAGGCGGATCAGCGCCACATCTACGGCGCGACCACGCAAGAGCCGCAGGCACTGGACGGCACGGCCACGACGGATCTTCTGTCGCGCTTCAAGGCGAAGGCTTACAAGTACTCGTTTGCGCAGTACTCGAGCAACAGCCCGTATGCCGCGGCATCGCTGTTCGGTCGGCTGCTGACGACCAATTTCAACGCCAACAACACGACGATCACCCTGATGTACAAGCAGGAACCGGGCATCGTGCCCGAAACCCTGTCGAGCACTCAGGCAAACGTGCTGCAGGACAAACGCGGCAACGTGTTCGTCGAGTACGACAACGACACGGCCATCGTGCAGTACGGCGTGACGCCGAGCGGCATCTTCATCGACTCGGTCTACAACTCGATCTGGTTCCGGAACCGCATCCAGACCGACGTGTACAACCTGCTGTACCAGAGCACGACGAAGATCCCGCAGACTGATGGCGGCAATGCGCTGATCGCCACCGCTATCGAAGGCGCGTGTGCGGCCGCTGTGAACAACGGCTACTTGGCCCCGGGCGTCTGGAACTCGGGCGGGTTCGGCGCGTTGAAGCAGGGCGACACGCTGGCCAAGGGCTACTACGTCTATGCGCCGGCGATCGCGCTGCAGTCGCAGGCCGACCGCGAGGCACGCAAATCGGTGGCATTCCAGGTCGCGGCGAAGGAAGCCGGCGCAATCCACAGCGTTGACATCCTGGTCAACGTGAACCGCTGATAGGGGAAAGAGACCATGCAAGGCGGCACTTATTCATTCATCGATGTCCAGGCCTCCATCGTCGGGCCCGGCGGGGCTTTCCAGTTGGGGTACGGCGAGGCCACGGCGGAAGAAGGCATTACTGTCGCCATGGCGAACGACAAAAACGCCATGACCATTGGCTCGGATGGCAGCGGCCAGCACAGCCTGCGCGCCGACAACTCGGGCCAGATCACCGTGCGCTACCTGAAGACGGCGCCGGTGAACGCCACACTGATGGCGCTGTACAACGCCCAGAGGATCGATAGTCGGCTGTGGGGTAAGAACATCATCACGGTGTCGCAGTCAGTGGCCGGTGACCTGGTTGCGGCGACGCAGTGTGCCTTCAAGAAGGTGCCCGATTTGACTTACGCAACCGAGGCGGACACTGTTGAATGGGTGTTTGACTGCGTGCGCATCGACGAAATGCTGGGGACGTATTGACCATGGGACGTGAAATTAAACTCGGTGAAGACACCTACTCGATCGGGCGCCTGACTGCCAAGCAGCAGTTCCACGTATCGCGCCGCATCGCCCCGATCATCCCGCCATTGATTCCAGTGTTCGTGAAGCTGGCGAAGACGAGCGGCGGTGCTGCCGGCGCAATCGGCGCGCTCACCGGCGACCTGGACGGCTTCGGCCAGGCACTGCAGCCGTTCGCTGATGCGCTTGCCGCCATGAACGATGCGGACGCCGACTATGTCATGGACAACTGCCTGACCGCCGTGCAGCGCCGGCAGGAGACTGGCTGGGCTTCCGTGGTGTCCCCTGGGCAGAAGACGCTCATGTTCCAGGACATGGACATGGCCGTCATCCTGCCCCTGGTGGTGCAGGTCATCGTGGCCAACCTCGGCCCTTTTATTCAAGGGCTGCTTACAAGCCAAGCGAGCAGCCCGGAACCGGCGGCACAGGCTGGCTGAGACACCTGCCGGACGGCGAGGACTGGCTGATGGCCCCGGTGATGGAGGGTCTGTGCAAGTACGAGTCCCTTGTCGACGGCACGCTCGGGCTGGAAGACATCGCGCTGATGAATGACGCGCTGGCCGTCCGGGCCGATAACCAGGCGGCCGCGCGCCGCATCTTGGAACAGCAGAGCAATGGCCCAAAGCACCGTCATCCGTGAATTCCTCGTCGCCTTGGGCTTCAAGGTCGACGAGAAGGGCCTGAAGAAGTTCTCCGACGGCGTCGAGCAGGCTACCAAGGGCGTCAAGCAACTGGTGACGACCATCTCGGCATCGGCTCTGGCCGTCAGCGTCGGCGTGTCCGCGTTGGCGTCGAAGCTCGAGAATCTGTACTTCGTCTCGAAGCGCACCGGCGCGGCTGCGAACAGCCTGAAAGCGTTCGACTTCGCCGCCCGCAATATGGGCATCTCGACCGAGACGGCCTTCGGTGCGGTCGAGAGCCTGGCCAAGTTCCTGCGCAACAACCCGGCTGGCGAGGGCTACCTGGCCACGCTGGGCGTGCAGACACGCAACGCCAACGGCGAGCTGCGGGATACCGTCGACATCCTGTCGGATCTCGGTGCGCAACTGGCGAAACAGCCGACGTGGCTGTCCAGTCAGTACGGCAGCGTACTCGGCATCGACGAGAAGCTGCTGCTGGCCATGCGTGACGGCGATTTCGCCAAGTTCATGCAGCAGTACCGGGAGATGTCCCGGCGCAACGGGCTGGACAAGGCCGCCGAGGACGCTCACGCGTTCATGGTCGCCCTGCGCGGTCTGGGCACCACGTTCGAAAACTTCGCCATCAAGGTAGAGGGCGCGCTGCTGCGCAAGGTAGGGCCGCAGCTTGCACGGTTCCAGAAGTGGTTCGAGGAACATTCTGGCGAGATCGCTAACCGCGTGGCCGACATCGCCAGCGCGATTCTGTCCGCTGTCGCCGCGCTGGGGCCGCCGCTGACGTGGCTGGCCGACCAGTTCATTTCGTTGGACAAGGCCACGGATGGCTGGTCGACGAAGATCATGCTGCTGGTGGGTGCATTCGGCGCGCTGGGCGGGTTCAAGATCATCAGCGGGATTTGGAAGATGGTCGCGGCGGTGCGCGCGCTGGGCGTGGCCAATGCCGCCGCAGCTGCTGCCGGTGGGGCTTCGGCTGCCGGCGGCGCTGCCGCAGGTGGCGCGGCGGCCGGGGGCGTACTGTCCCGCTTCTTGCCGTGGCTCGGGAAGCTGGCAGGCGCTGCCGGATTGGCGCTGTATAGCGGCGGCCTGAACAACGGCGAGGACGCCGAGCTGGCGCGGCGACGCGCGGCTGCTGGCCAGCCTACCGGCACCGGCAATGCCGGCTTCGATGCGGTGTCCTTCTTCCAGCGTTTGGGCTGGTCGCATGAGCAGGCCGCTGGCATCGTCGCCAACCTCCAGCGCGAGAGCACGGTCGGCCTGAATCACCGCGCCGAGGGCGATAACGGGCGCGCCTATGGCGTCGCGCAGTGGCACCCTGATCGGCAGGCGAATTTCAAGGCGTGGGCCGGCAAGGACATCCGGGATTCGTCCCTGATGGAACAGTTGCAGTTCGTGAACTACGAGCTGACGCAGGGCGCCGAGCAGCGTGCCGGCCGACTGCTGCGTGCCGCGCAGAACGCACAGCAGGCAGGGGAGATCGTGTCGCGCTACTACGAGCGGCCGGCTCAGGCTGATCTGGAGGCCGCGCGCCGCGGTTCGGCTGCGGTCGACCTGCAGCAGCAAACCACCATCAATCTGTACGGCGTGTCTGATCCGGGAGCGGCCGGACGCGCGGTGAACGATAGCCAGCGCCAAGTGAACGACGAAATGGTGCGCAACATGCAGGGGGCAATCTCGTGAGTTTCCTCGACATCATCACCCTGGTGCCGAAGACCATCGGCCCGGTGAAGATCGGCTGCACGTTTGAGGAGGCCCACCAGGACGAGCTGCAGATCACCGAGCACCCGGTCGAGAAGGGCGCTCAGATCAACGATCACGCGTTCAAGCTGCAGCCCGAGGTGACGATCCAGTGCGGCTGGTCGAATGCCGACTTCGCAGCGCTGATCGGGACGCTGGAGTCTATCTTCACAGGCGGCGGCCTGCCGTCCGCCGACTACATCAGCACGGTGTACTCGCAGCTGCTGGCGCTGCAGGAGACGCGTCAGCCGTTCGATGTCGTCACGTCGATGCGCATGTACCGCGACATGCTGTTCAAGTCGCTGCGCATGGTGAAGGATCAGAAGACCGGCGAGGCTCTTAGCGTCACCGCAACGCTGAAGCAGATCCGCATCGTGCAGACGCAGGCGACCCGGCTGCCGCCGAAGGAAAACCAAGCCGACCCCAAGGCCACAGCCGAGACCCAGAATACCGGCACCAAAGCGGCAATGCCGGCCACGCCGGCGCCGGGCGGGTCGGTGTCACCCACGAGTATGTAATGCCCACCTTCTACGAAATCCCTTTGTCGCCGGATCCGCAGCGCTTCACGGTGACACTCAGCGGGGTGGAATACCGGCTGACGGTGCAGTATCGAGACGCTGGCGGCGCCGGGTGGGTACTGGACATCGCTGACGCGAACAACCAGGCGCTCGTGAGCGGCCTGCCGCTGGTAACTGGCGTGGACTTGCTGGGCCAGTACCGGCACCTCGAATTTGGCGGGCGGCTGTGGGTGCAGGGCGCGGCCAATCCCGATGATGTGCCCACGTTTGAAGACTTGGGCATCGGATCGCATGTCTTCTGGGTGACGGACTGATGGGCACGCCACAGTATGGTCGCAAGGTATCGGTAATCGTCGGGCAGGACTTTGGCGCCGCGCTTGAGCTCTCCGACCTGAGGGTGGTGTTCAGGATTCAGCGTGGCGACCTGCAGACGCCGAACTCGGCGCGGGTTCGCGTCTACAACGTCTCCGAGACCACCAGGCAGCGGATCGAAAAGGAATTCACCCGGCTGGTGCTGCAGGGCGGTTATCAGGGCAATTTCGGGATCATCTTCGACGGAACAATCAAACAGGTGCGGCGTGGTCGGGAAAGCCAGACCGACACCTATCTGGACATCACCGCGGCTGATGGTGACTCGGCTTACAACTTCGCTGTGGTGAACACCACGCTCGCAGCTGGTTCGACGTCGCTGGATCACGTGCAGGCATGCACCCGGTCCATGGTCCAGTACGGCGTGACTTTGGGATATACGCCATTCGGGAATCCGGCATCGTCGAAGCCAACCGCAGCTGATGTTGCTGCCCAGCAGGCAAAGGTCGATGAAGCACGCAAGATCCTGGACGCGAAACAGAAACAGCAGTTGACACTGCTCGCGCAGGTGAAGGACCTACGGCTGCAGGCGGAAGCATTAAGCCAGACCGGCGACGAGGCGGGCGCTATCGCGCTGCTTCGCCAGGCGCAGGGGCTACTGCGGCAGGTAGACGATCTCGATAAAGAGGTCAATGTCCTGTACTTGCCAGCGTGGCAGCGTGAGGAAGCGAAGCTGAAGGCCATGCAAGCTGCTGCGGCCGTGCCAGATCCACCAGTTGTACCCCAACAGGGCTTGCCGCGCGGGAAGGTCATGTTCGGCATGGCCCGCGATTTCATGCGCTGGACGGCACGCACAGAGCAGTGCGTGTGGAGCATCCAGGACGGCAAGGCGATGTTTGTGCCCGAAACGTCGTACCTGCCGGGCGATATCCCGGTAATCACGGCACAAACCGGCATGGTCGGCCTGCCCGAGCAGACCCAGAACGGCATCACGATCAAGATGCTGTTGAACCCGAGCGTCAAGATCGGCCGACTAATACAGATCGACAACGCCAGCGTGCAGCGGTACGAATACAGCCTGAACGTTGGCCAGCAGGCTCAGAACGAGCGAATCCAACAGCAGGCAAAGCTGCAGGACGACGGTTTCTACTACGTCATGATCGCCGAGCACTCCGGCGACACGCGGGGCAATGAGTACTACACGGAAGTCATCTGTCTGGCGGCGGACGCTACGGTGCTGCCAGACAACTTCAAGGACAAGGCCGCAGTGCCACCCGACAACGTGATCAAACGGTTCGGCTAGCGCCCGTAGGTAGGCAGTGCCTTGATGGTCATGGTGTTGCGATCAGCCTGAACTTCCGCCAGCGGCATGACGCTGAGCGACATGGATTTCGTGGGCATCTTGGGCACCACGATGATGGCGTTGCCGTCGATGTCTTTGCCCCAGCAACCGATGTCCCAGACGCCGCTGTAGGACGCGTAAGCGCGCATGTCCTTGGCGTGAGCCAGCGGCAACTCGCATTTCTTCTTCAGGTAGAGGATGGTCGGGAACGGGTTGCTAACCGTTTGCCCAATCGCCATGCCCGTGAAGGGATAGACGTAAGCCTCTTCTGCGACGGCCAAGGCCGGGGCAAGCACAGCGGCGATCAATACCAGCTTCTTCATAGTGACCCCATGGACAGACGAGAGAGAGTAGGCGATCCCGAGACTGCACTTCGGGAAGCGCTGGATGGGATGCGCGCCGGGTTGTGGACGGCCCTGCCGGGAATCATCCAGTCGTTCAACCCTGGTGCCATGACCTGCGAAGTGCAGCCCAGCGTCAAGGTCAAGGTGCGCCAGCAAGCGGGGACGGTCGCTTCCGTGCAACTGCCGCTTCTGGTGGACTGCCCGGTGCAGTTCCCATCTGGCGGAAATTGTAGTCTGACATTCCCGGTTGCTCCAGGAGACGAGTGCCTTGTGGTCTTCGCCAGCCGGTGTATCGATGGCTGGTGGCAATCGGGCGGCGTTCAAGAACAGGCCGAGATCCGCATGCATGACCTGTCGGATGGGTTCGTGCTGCTGGGCTTCCGTTCTCAGCCGCGCGTGCTGTCCGGGATCAGCGTCAGCGCGGCGCAGCTCCGCACAGACGACGGCCAGGCGTTCGTGGAAGTGAACGCCGCCACGCACGCGATCAACATCCAGACGACGGCGCCAGTCAACGTCACGTCGTCCGCGTCGGCCAGGGTGACGGCGCCGTCTATCAGCCTGGGTGCGACGGGACAGACTCTGCTGTCGTTCGTCACCTCGGCGTTTCAGGCGCTGTTCAACGGCCACACGCACAACGAGACGGGTAGCGTGACAGGGGGGCCAAACCAGCAGATGGGGGCTGGCCACCTGACCAACACCGTGAAGGGTGGATGACATGCGGTACCGAAAGCTATCTCCCACCGGCGACTATGTCTTCGGTGGGCAGCAGGCCGACTTCTACAAGGACGTGCCTGAAGCCGTTGGGCAGGCGGTGCTCACGCGGCTGCGCCTGTTGAGCGGGGAATGGTTCCTCGACAAGACCGCCGGCACGCCGTGGAGCACCGAAGTGCTGGGGAAGTACACCAACGGCACCTACGACGCCGCGATCCGCCAGCGCATCCTGGGCACGCAAGGCGTCAATGAGATCGCCGACTACTCAAGCACGCTGGACAGCGAGAAGCGGCATCTGAGCGTGCGCGTCACGATCAACACCATCTACGGCACCACCACCGTTGAGGCGACTCTGTAATGGCCATCACCACGACCGCACCGACGATCGATGCCAGCGGCATCACGGCGCCGACCTACGCCGAAGTTCTTGAACACCTGCAGGACAAGTACCGTGCCATTTTCGGACCGGACACCTATCTGGAAGAAGACAGCCAGGACGGGCAACTGTTGGCGGTGTTCGCGGCGTCCATCAATGACGCCAATGCGACGACGGTTGCGGTTTATCGCTCGTTCAGCCCGGCCACCGCGCAGGGGGATGCCCTGGCCAGCAACGTGAAGATCAACGGCATTGCGAAAAAAGCAGCTTCATTCTCGACGGCCGATCTGCTGGTCGTCGGGCAGGCTGGTGTGACGATCAACAACGGTATCGCAAAGGATTCCAACAACAACCAGTGGACGCTTCCGCCGATCGTGACCATCCCACCTGGCGGCGCGATCACGGTCACGGCGACATGCGTATCGCTCGGCGCTGTTTCAGCGGCCGCTGGCACTATCAACCAGATCGGCACGCCGACCCGCGGGTGGCAGACGGTGACCAACCCTGATGCGGCAGCCGTGGGCGCGCCGATCGAGACTGACGCGGCACTGCGCCAGCGGCAGACGGTGTCGACCGCGCTGCCGTCGCTCACGGTGCTCGACGGCATCATCGGCGCAGTATCGAATATTGCCGGCGTCACAAGACGACGAGCCTACGAGAACGATACGAACGCGACGGACGCCAATGGCATCCCTGCGCACTCGATCTCGCTCGTGGTGGAAGGGGGCGACTCTACGGCAATCGCCCAAGCCATCGCCGCGAAGAAGACGCCGGGTGCGGGCACGTTCGGCGCCACAGCGATCGTAGTGCTGGACGTCTATGGCCGCCCGATCACGATCCGCTTCTACCGGCCGTCGACGGCTGCCATGACGGCGGCGGTGTCGCTCAAAGCGCTGTCCGGCTACACCTCTGCCGTCGGCGACGCCATCAAGCAGGCTGTGTCTGACTACATCAACGCCGTGGCCATTGGCGGGGGGGAGTCTGGCGCGGTGGAATGGGCGGATGCGATCACTGCGGCGAACAGCGTCGGCGGCGGTACCGCATTCAAGCTGACGGCACTGGCGCTGACTGGCCCAGGCGGCGCCGGCGGGCCCGATGTGACCCTGGCATTCAATCAGGTCGCCGCATGCACGCCGGCAGCCGTAACCCTGACGGTGACGTGATATGGCGGATATCGCTGCGTACACCGACCTCGTCACCAGCGAGCACAACCAGCAGCCCGACTTCATCGCGGTGGTCGAGGCGTTGGTACAGCCGATGGTCGACCTGCAGAACCTGCTCAGCAGGATGCCAGCCAAGTTCGATCTGGATACCGCTGTCGACGCGCAGCTCGATGACGTCGGGCTGTGGGTGGGCATATCGCGCAATGTTGCTGTGCCGCTGGCGGGCGTCTACTTCTCGTTCGATACCGCAGGCGTTGGATTCGATCAGGGCAACTGGAAAGGCCCGTTTGATCCGGACACGGGGCTGACGCGCCTGGACGACGACACCTACCGGCTGGTCATCCGCGCAAAGATTGGCGCCAACCACTGGGACGGCACGCTCGGATCTTCGAAAGACATCCTCGACTCGATTTTCGGCGGTGGCACCTTCGTCTTCATCCAGGACAACCAGGACATGACGATGACGATCGGCATCGCGGGGGTCATTCCGTCGGCGGTATTCCTGGCGCTGCTTTCGAACGGAATCATCCCGCTTAAGCCAGAGGGCGTGGGCGTGAACTTCACCATCGTCACCTCGATAGACGGGGCTGCGATCTTCGGCTTTGACGTCGACAACGATTTGATCTCGGGCTTCGATTCAGGAGCCTGGGGAACCATCCTGTAAGGACCACAATGGCAACGAACGACTTCCTGGTGTTCGGCGGCGGCGCCGGCGCCAACGTCATCACTCAGGTCACCTATTCGGGCTTGACCGCGCGCACTGCAGGGTTCTCGTCCGGCGTCGCGCAGTCTGCGCAGCTCAACAAGGTGTGGCGGCAGTCGAGCATCATGGCGGCGGTGCTCGCGCAGTTCATCTCCGACCAGACTTCGCAAGACGCCTTGGATGATGGGACGACGGCAACCCTGTTGGCAAACCTCAAGGCGGCGGTTCGACTTCAGCATGGCCAATGCAGGCTGTCCGTCGTCAGCGGTACGCAGCTCAAGCTTTCACCCTACAACGGCAATGGTCTGCTCATCAATGGTCTGCCGCAACAGTTGCCGAGCGCCGGTGTAAGCGTTAGCAATGGAGGACTGGCGGCAAGCACCTCGTACTTTGCCTACGCCTTCGTGAACGCGGGAGCCGTAGCATTGGAGCTATCGACCACTGGACATTCGACCGGTACTACGGGGGTGGAGCAGAAGAGTGGAGATGCGACGCGCACGTTAGTTGGTATGGTGCGGACGAACGCCTCAACTCAGTTCGTGGATTCAGCCGCCCAAAGGTTTTGCCTCAACTGGTTCAATCGTCGCTCAATTTCGGCACTGAACACCTTTGTGGTGAACCGCTCGACGACGAGCTCCACGCCCGTTGAGCTCAGTCCGACAGAGCGTGCGGAGTTCCTCAGTTGGGGGGACGAAAGCGCTCTCTTGTCGTTCAGTGCATCCGCCTCTCAGAACACGACATCCGGCTCGTTCTCGAGCATTCTTGCGGTCGATGGCCTTCAGCTTGCGGCGATGGTGGTGAACGTCTCTGCCGCGAACATCCCTCAAAACGTAAGTGCGATGGCTGGGGCAAATCCTTCTGAGGGTTATCACTACGCCACGGCGCTCGGAGCAGCGACGTCGGGATTCACCGCAACCTGGCTCGGTCAATATCCGACGCTAACAGCAAACATCAGGGGCTGATATGAAACCGATTGGACCAACCTTTTCCGAAGAGCTGAAGGAAGCGGGATTGATGGGCCTGCCATTCTCCTGGGGGGACGATGGCAGCATCGCGTTCGCGCCATCGATGACCACGGAGCAAAAGGATGCAGTCATGGGGGTGTACGACCGCCATGATCCAATAATCGTCGCGACTTGATCGATCTGCAACAAACTTCAGCCCGCTTCGGCGGGCTTTTTCTTTATCCGGGGAATCAATGCGACAAATCACGCCAGCAGAAGGCGCCAGCTATGCGGGTAGCGGTATCTCGATCGCGTCGTCACTCACGCTGACGGACATCGGCATCATCATAGGTATCGTCACGGCATTGCTCACCTTCGGCCTCAATGCCTACTTTCTCCGCCGCAAGGACAAGCGAGAAGCCGAAGAGCATGAGGCCCGGATGCGAAACCTCCTTGGGGAGGCCATTCATGAGTAAGCAACGAATCGCGGTCGGCCTGCTCACGATGTCTGCTGCAGCCTTCGCTACATGGACGGCGTCCGAGGGCTTCACTGATCACGCCGTCATCCCGACCAAGGGAGACCGGCCGACGATCGGGCATGGTTCCACACACTACGAGGATGGCCGCGCAGTTCAATTGGGGGACCGCATCACGCGCGAGCGAGCCGCCCTGCTCGCGCGCAATCTCCACACGATCGACGAGAAGCGGCTCGCGGCCAGCTTGCCGGGCGTGAAGTTGCACCCGCAAGAGTTCGACGAGTATGTCGATTTCGTCGGGCAGTACGGCATCGGGACGTGGCGTGCCGGCACGCCACGTGAGCGCCTGCTGGCCGCTGACTACGCGGGCGCCTGCCAAGCGCTGCGCGAGTACCGATTCATGACGAGCGGCACGGCCATCAAGGGATGGACGGCATACAAATTCGACTCGTCGAACGGTGCGCCCACCCGCTGGCGCTTCGACTGCTCGACGCCGGGCAACAAGGTGTGTGCGGGTGTGTGGACTCGCCAGCAAGCCCGCGTCAAGCGGTGCATGGAGGCCCAATGAACTGGTTCGATTCACGCGTTTGGCTCGCGGGCATCCTGCTAGCGTCGGGAGCCTATATCGCCGGCGCGCACGTTCAGAAAGGCGCAGACGAGCGAGCGTTCGACGCGGAACGTACAAGGCTCGCCCTCTCGGCGGTGGTTGACCAGGTAAAGGCCGTCGATCGAGCGCGGGCCGAGGAACAACGCCGCACCGAGGCACAAACGGAGATCGCAAATGTTGCGAAACAAGATGCAGACGTGGCGCGTGCTGATGCCCGCGCTGCTGGCGATGCTGCTGACCGGCTGCGGCAGCGTGTCGACCAACTACTCACCGCCGCCCGATCCGCCAAAGATCCCGGTCCTGCAGTCAGTAGCCCGGGCCAGCCAAGTGGAGACCCCCTCGATGTGCTTGTCGACGTGCTCGGCAGGTCTGACAGAACTTCGGGAATCCTGGCTTCCTACGCCGACCAGCTCAAAATAGCTGGGTTGGCTTGTGAGCGCTCGTACGACGCGCTCCGTGGGGACTAGCGGATACAATCAGCCCTGAAAAAAATAATCAAATAGGGGTTGAAGTGCTTTTCACTTCATTCGCATTCCTTTTCGCCTACCTACCTATAGTCCTGGCTGGATACTTCGCCTTAGGTCGATTTCACCGGGGCGCTGCGGCCGGATGGCTGGCAGCGTCGTCAGTGTTTTTCTACGGCTATTGGAGCGTCAAGTATGTTCCGCTCCTGCTTGGCTCGATCCTATTCAACTATGGAATTGGGTACGCGATTTCCACTTGGCGCGATCGTTCGGTTTGGGGGAAGCGGGCGCTGGTGCTCGGGGTCGTTGGAAATCTGGTCCTTCTCGCCTACTACAAGTACGCGAATTTCTTTCTGCAGGAAATTGTCCGGCCGCTCGGTGGCCACCCGAAGGTCTTAGACATCGTCTTGCCGATCGGCATTTCCTTCTTCACCTTTACACAGATTGCCTATCTCGTGGACGCATGGCGTGGCCATGCACGCGAGCGAAACTTCGTCCACTACTTGCTGTTCGTGACGTGGTTTCCTCATTTGATCGCGGGGCCCGTGCTGCACCACGGTCAAATGATGCCTCAGTTTCGCGACCCAGCTGTCTACCGCCCACGATCTCACGCCCTCACTGTAGGGACGCTGTTGTTCACGATCGGCATTGCCAAGAAGCTACTGATCGCCGACCCCATCAGTGTCTACGCTGATCCGGTTTTTTCTGCTGCAATGGCGGGGACGCCTATAGGGATGACTGCAGCGTGGGTGGGCGCGCTGGCCTACACCTTTCAGATCTATTTCGACTTTTCGGGGTACTCCGATATGGCGGTCGGTCTGTCCATGCTTTTCGGGATACGGCTTCCAGTCAATTTCCGTTCGCCATACAAGGCTGCGAATATCGTGGAGTTCTGGAGACGGTGGCACATCACCTTGTCGCATTTCTTGCGCGACTATCTCTACATAGCGCTCGGCGGTAACCGGAAGGGCGCTCTCCGTCGGTATGTGAATCTGCTGATCACCATGGTTCTCGGCGGTCTTTGGCATGGCGCGAGCTGGACGTTCATTCTGTGGGGCACGCTGCATGGCCTGTATCTTTGCGGGAATCACGGATGGCAGTGGGTAATGGCGCGGGCTAACTTGGCGGGGAGGTTGCCGCGCGTGATTACCGGCCCGGCGAGCGTTGCGCTGACATTCTTCCTCGTGGTGATTGCCTGGGTATATTTCAGGGCCGAGACGGTGGGTGCAGCTCACGGTGTTTTGACTGCCATGTTCGGAGGGGCACCTGCGACGAGTTGGCCGGATGTCTTCGGGCAACTTAGCGCGCCGGTATTCTTCCTATATGCAACCGTCGCCGGGGTCATTGTTTGGGTCTTCCCAAACGCCTACGAATTAATCGATCTGATTGAGCGCCATGTCGAAGTGCATGGCGAGGAAGGTCGTCGGGTCGCAGCAATGTTGTGTGTGGGCGCTGCGACAACAGGCGTTCTCCTACTTGGCGCAAGCCTTATGTCAACATTCGGGACTAAAGTCAACAGCCCGTTTCTCTACTTCCAGTTCTAATATGCGGCTGACGCGGCTATATCTTCTGGCATGCGTGGTGGCGTCGCTGATGATCGCTTGCGCCTATTACGCTCTGTTTCGCTACCAGCTTGGCGCCCCCATCCCAGCTAGCTATGACCTCGAGAACTGGGTCACCTGGAAAGAGTACCTGGCCGAGCAGCCCGGACAGAATCGCCTTCTTATCGTGGGCGATTCGAGTAGCCTATTCGGAGTGGATAGCGCATTGATGGAACAGAAACTGGGTCGTCCAGTTGTCAACTTGTCTCTCCACGGTGGACTTCCTATGGACTGGATGAGGTTGTTCGTCTTGCGCACCGCACGGCGGGGGGACACCGTCCTGATGCCGCTGTCGTGGCCTAGCTTTTACCGTAACTACACATTGCCCGAGGAGTGGATGGTCGACCAGATAGTCGCTTGGGATGCGCGCTATTTCGATGCTGCGAGTGTGATGCAGAAGCTGCGGTACATCGCTGCGCTCCCACCTTCGCACTTGCTACGCAACCTCGAGGCGGTCGAGCAGCGCGAGGCCATTTTGCGAGACAACCCGCTGCGCCGGCGATTGTCCCGTGACGAGGTAGTGCGAATCATGCAGACCGATCGGAGTACTTCACCGGGTGCGGTCTACAGCTTTCGCAATATCAATGATCGAGGGGACATGCAGGGGGCTTGCGGCAACAAGAGTCCGCAGCACAGTATGGGGTTTCCCAAGACTTTTCGACTGCAGAAAAGTCAGATTTCGATGCTCGCATCGCTGTCCCGTCAATTGCGCCACGCTGGGGTGGACTTGATCGTGATGCCGTCAACTATGTTGCGCGATGGGCAATCTGAATCGCCAGACTACCTACGTCACATGAACGCTGCGTATGGCCCTTTGCGGGACGCCGGCGTGCGGACAGTTGGCAAGGTTGAGGATTTTTACTTTCCGCCTGAAGCTTTCTTCGATACGGAATTTCATATCAACTGTGAGCACACGGCGGAACGGACGATGCGAATGGTCGAGCTATTGAGGCCTGAACTGACCGATGGGCGGACTCGATAAGTCCACTATGATTTAGTACACGGGCGCGGGGGATTTTCCGCGCGGAGCGCTTCACAACGGTACTTGATGCTCTCGGATCTGTCGGACGCATAGCCGTAGCCTAGCAGCGCGAGCAGCGCGAAAATAAGCAGGGCGACACCGGCCCGGTCGTAGAGAGATTTCAGGGTATCCATAGGCTCGCAACAAGAGTTGGTGAACTGGGGTGCTTCCGTTGGGCCCGAGTCTGGTTCTGACGACCAGTCCGAAAACTATAGACGCCCCTCTTGCGCGATGCAAAAAAAACGCCACGGCCGGGGTGGTCGTGGCGAAGTGGTATGCAAAGGGCCGATTTCTCGGCAGTCGAAAGATGACATCTCGCTGCCGCGACGTAAATCGCCCGAATGGGTCACAGTAGTTTCGGCAAAGTCAGTCTCTGCGTGGGATAGTATTTCGCTACAGCCTTTCGGTTGTATTCCGCTTTTACAACGCATTCGTTGTATGCCGATCTAGGCCCCAGCGCCCCAGCTTTTCTTTTTTGGGGCATAGGAAGGGGCACCGATGTCACTCACAATCAGGGATCGGCTACTGGTAAAGGAATGCAGCCGCTTTTATGGTCCCTGTCGGCGGGACCATAATCAAGTCGGGCCATTTCACCCGGTCCAGCTTGTCGCCCTCCCAGCAGCCCAATGTGGGCAGAGTTTTCTGATCCAGCGTCCTATTTCTCGACGGCCACTTCAATGAACATCGAGATACGGAAAGGGAGAAATTCGATCCCCCAATTTGCTAGAAGAAGCAAGAAGCTAACAGGATCAGGCGTCTGTTTAGGGGGGGCGAATCAGGGAGTTCGCAGGCTCGCAACAAAGTTGATGTTCCGTTGTCTGAGTCTGGTTCTGGCGACCTGCCGAGAGCTATATACCTGCGTTAGCGCGATGCAGAAAAAACACTACGCTTGGTGTGGTGGCGTCAACGCGCGCACGCACCGAGTTCAGTAGGCGACGGCTCGTTGAACCTCCGGTGATAGTGATAACCCCCTGAATAATGCGCTGATCCCCGTCTCGCTTGTTGATGTGGCGCTAGTCCAAATTGTGATTGTGCTTCGTCCACTATCGAGCGGGATCGCAATTGTGACGTTTTTGAACTCATCCGCGTTCCCTAGGTGGCCGGTATAAACCATTCGGCTATTCACGAAGACGGACAACGGCTGCCCATTTAAAATGGGAGCGGCGTCGATATTTAGAAGTCTCTCTCCCGCTTGCTCAGCGTCCACTTGCAAGCGCAGTTGGGGGGACCCCCAGGCTACCGCGGCCAGTTCGCGGTCGGGGTACGGACCCTCGAACGTCCTCAATCCTGCGATGGGCATCCAGCCGTTGAAGTGTCGTAGCACTTCGTCGACAGGGCTGCTGACCGATGCCGTTTGAAATCGGACATTCGTGCGTGCGGGGGGCAATTCACCATCGAGCCAGTTCAGCAGTAATTCGGTGTACTTGCGCTTTCCCACGTGA